CCCCCCCGGGGGGGGGGGGGGGGCTAACGCCCGCTCTCTCAACTGTCACAGCCTGATCTGAGTTCTTTGCCTAAGGATTCGCATAGCCTTAGGATTTCAGGGCGGGCCGATGGTGCCCGCCTGAATCCCGATGACAGACGACGGACAGATCACGGACCTCGAGCGGATCAGCCGCCGACAGGCGGCCCTGTTCGAGGCCCTCGCCCAGTACCAGCACGCCGCCGCCGGTGAGGCTTTGGTGCACCCGGGCGCCTTCGGCCTGGCGGTCTACCACCAGCTGGAGCAGCACGACGGCGCCACCTTCCTGCGGGCCGTGCTGGCGCACAAGGACGGCGGCAGCCTCGACAGCGGCCTGGCCGCGATCCACAACACGGCCGGCGACGTGTTCCCGCTCGCGGAGTTCCTGGACCGGCTGGTGCTGGGCTTTCCGCTGCTCACGCCCTCTGCGCCTCAGCAGACGCAGCAGCCTGCGCCCGTGGCGCCGCCCCTGCCCCTCCAGCAGCAGGAGCCCGCCTGCCCCATGCCTGAGCCGGCCTGCCCCATGCCCGCGGCCCCTGCAGTGGAGCCCCAGGCCCCGGCCGAGGACGCCGCGCCCGACCCCGAGGAAGTCGAGGCCGCCCTGGCTGCGCTCGACGACTTCCACCAGAACAAGCCGGAGGCCCTGGCCGAGATCATCAAGGCCTACAAGGCCGCCCACCCGATCAAGGTCGCTTTCGTGCGCAGCCTGACGACCCGGGCCCGGCTCGAAACCCTCCAGCAGCTGATCGCCTCCCACTCATGATCACCACCACCCTCTGGGCCCTGCAGCATCGCTCTGGCTGCTGGCTCACCATCGACCCCGAGGAACCCGCCGGCCGCGGCTGGTCCGATCACCAGGCCCAGGCCCTCAAGGCCCGCGACCCGATCCTGTTCGCCGCCCGCATCCGCGAGGCCGTGCCGCCCACGATCCTGCAGACCTGCCGGCTGGTGCCGGTGGCCGGTGATGGCTGATCAGCCCCGCCGCCGCGGCCCCCGGCCCGTGCCCTACCAGCAGCGGTTCAGCGGCCACCGCACCATCGGCGTGCACATCTACTCCGACACCGCTGAGGCCCTCGCCGCCTTCGCTACTGAGCAAGGCCTCTACGTCTCAGGAGCCGCACACGTGCTGATCCGCCAGGCCCTCGGCCTGCCTTCCATCCTCAACGACAACCCCGAAACCTGACCCATGGCCATCGAACTGAACGACCAGACCCGCACCACCTTCCCCGTGCTGCGCCACCAGCGGATCGGCGAGCTGGCACAGCTGGCGATCATCAAGACCGAGCAGCGGGACCGCCTGATGAAGAATCAGGGCACCGGCCAGCTGGAGCGGATCCCCAATGGGATCAGCCGCGACGGCCAGCCGAAGTTCAAGCAGGAGCTCGTCATCCACGCAGTGGCGCTGCCCGGCACCACCATGCAAGTGAAACAGGGCGACGACTTCATCACACCCGCCCCGGGCGATCGGGTGCGCATGATCCTCAAAGGGATGGCCTTCGGCCGCTGGATCGAGGCCCGCAAGACCCACCGCGGCGGGAAGCTGCAGGTGGGCGACCTGCTGATCACCGGCACCGACCAAGCGCAGAGCTACGACCAGACCGGCAAACCCAAGGGCGAGGCGATCCGCACCCAGGCCGAAGCTGATCGCATCCCCCGGGGCGTGACCGTCGGGTTCTACGGCCCCATCGAACTGGCCGAGGCCACCGATCCCGCCTGGATCACCAAGGCAGAGGAAGCCTTCCTCAGCGATCAGCGCGCCGAGCAGCAGGCCAAGGCCCTCGACGCCGACACCAGCACCGGCAGCCGTTCATGGCTCGATGAGGAGGTGGCGTTCTGATGGCCAGCCTCCCACCCGTCAGCCGCCTGCCCCGCCTGCGCGTCGCGCGGCCCATGCGCGCGGTGCCCGTCGACGTCACCGACCTGCGCACGCTCCATCTATTGCAGGTGGCATCCATCACCCTGGGCCTGCTCAACCTGGCCGCCACCCTGGCCCGATGAGCTTCGCCCTCTACCGCGGCGGCCAGTGGATCACCACCCCGCCGCTTCACGCCCCCGCCCTGTCACACGACAGGGCCCAGGCCTTCCCCTATTGGGACCTCGACGACGCCCTCGAGCAGGTGCCGCTCCTCCGCTGGGCCCATGGCCAGACCGCTGAGGTGCGGGCGCTTAGGCCACCGCAGGCCCAGGAATAACCACCCCGCTCAGCTCCACATCCGCCGCGGCCAGCGCCTCCAACAGCTGGCCGCGGCTTTCACGTGTCAGCAGACGCAGCGGATCGACGACCACTGAATCAGGCCCGGCCGTCCAGTCGTCGCGCTCGCACCCGAGCTCCCACTGCTCCACCCCCTGGGGCCCCGGCAGCTCAGCACGCCACACCACCCACGCATCACCCTGCCGCAGCAGCCACAGCCGCACGCGGCGCCACTCCACCGGCACCAACCCAGACCCCCACGGCTGGTGCAGCACGATCCGCAACGGCTCGGCCCTCATCGCCTCGAGGACCCGAGCCACCTGGGCCGCGGTGCAGCGGCGAAGGTCAGCGTCGGAGCAGTTCACGCACCCAGCGCCCGTCGACCTCCACGCCCCACCGCGCCATCAGCAGGCAGGCCAGCGTGTGGGCGTGCGCGCCCGGGTTCTCCCAGGCCAGCTCACGCAGGAGCTCGATTGTTGAGTGCGCGGATCGAATCACAGCAGTGGATCCCAGTTCATCCGGAGCACCGGCCTAGTCGCGTGCTCCTCTGGCGTCACCGGCTCCAGATCAGCATGGAGCTCGTGAAAGGTCACCCAGGAAACCTCATGGATCGGATCCTGAAATCCACGGGCAACAACCAATCCATCGTTTGACGCCACTCGCAGATCCCGAACACGCAGCCCCCTCGACCTGTTCATCCGCTGAACCCAGTCGAATAGCAATCGCTCGAAGGTCCGGGGGAACACGTGGTCAACGTGCAACCCCGGCTCACGCAGCGGCGCCAGCTGCGGCTCGATCAGCTGCCGACATGCTGTCCGCACTTCGTCGAGTGCTTCTCTGGCCTCGGTCGGATGCTTGAGGCTGCCGTCATGCTGCAGCCGCGCGACCAGCTTCGACCAGCTGATGTCCATCGGCTCCTGGTCGCCACGTAGCAAGACGATTTGCTTCTGCGGCGGGGCAGAAGGTGATCCCTTCACCATCGCGGTCCCGACCGCTGTCATTCCCCTCGACTTCTCCTCCCACTGCGGGTGAAGCCGCAGAAGCCGCAAGAGCACTGGGTCGTCAATGACGCCACCCAGGGCAGTCCGATCCCGAACCGCCCGGATGTGCTGCTTGAGGCTCTCCTTGGTCGGGAACACGTGGCCGGCAAGGCAATAGCAAGGCATGGTCTGAGTGCGGCTTCTGCCCCCACGCCTGAGCCAGGCCCGGCGATGATGAACCCGTCAGCAGTGGAGGCGTTCTCTGCTGGCGGGGGATCTGCTGATGGCTCGCGGTGGCACGCGGGCCGGATCCCTGTCAAACCACTCTAGCTCTGCCAACCCGTAGACAGACCGTTTACCTTGGGTGCGTTCTCTACGGGTCCGCATGGCTCTCCAGCCCCTCCCCGTTCGCCTCAGCCCTGAGCAGCTCGACTGGCTTGACGGGCTGATTCAGGGCCCGATCGTCAGCCGGTCAGAGGCCCTGCGCCACGTCGTCGCTGACGCCATGCGTCGCGACCAGCGCCGCCGCCGTGCACACGCCAGGCGCCAGCAGCAATACGACCAGATCATCCGAGAGGAAGACGTGCCCGAGCTCCTCGGCGGCCGCACCGTCGACGAGCACCTGGCCATGGTCGACGCACGCAACCAGCCGGCAGTGGCGGCCCATGGCTGATTCAGCCAACTGGCGCGAGCGCCTGCCGCTTCTCAGCGGCCTCCCACTCCTCCCCTGCGGCACCATCAAGCGGGGCGACGGTGGCAAGGTCCCGATCAACCCAGCCACAGGCCGCGGCCTGACGGGCTGGTCGACCGCCGCCTTCTCCCCCGAGGAGATCGCCGCCATGAATGGCGTCGTTCGCTGCGTCGGGATGCGCACCGGCCCCGACGCAGACGGCCTCCTGGCCATCGACGTGGATGGCGCCACTGCCACCGCGCTCTGCATCGCCCACGGCTGCGACCCAGCAGACGCAGAAACCTGGCGCGTCGGGCGCACCACCGCCACCGATCGCTTCAAGCTGGTCTTCTCCGTCCCGATCGAGCTCTGGCCACTGCTCGGCCACGTCCACGCCGTGCTCGAAACCCAGGCCAAGACCGACACGGCCAAGGGCGAGCAGCTGGAGATCTACTTCGGCGTCGGACAGGTCGTGGTGCTCGGCGAGCACATCGACTCCGGCGGGCTTTACACCTGGGACGGTCAGCCCGCTGAGGTGGCCGAGATCCCACCGGAATGGTGGGCCCTGGTGCACCTGATCCTGGAGAAGGGCACCGGCAACAGCCGCGCCAAGAAACCCGCCACCGGCGACAGCGCCGCCGGCTGGCACACCATCGACGACTGCCCGATCTGCGGCCGAAACACCCACGTCGCTTGCCGCGGCACTGCCACCGCCGACACGGTGCTCTGTTTCCACGGCGGCACCTTCCACCCGCCCAAGGGGCTCAGCAGGGGCCAGGTCATCACCGGTCTTGACGGCCAGCGGTGGGCCTTCTGCGGCACCGGCAAGCACCACGGCGAGTTCTCCACCTTCAAGGTTGACCGCCCGCTCAACCGCATGGAGTTCGGCGGCCAGGCTCAGCCCCCCGGCTCGCACCAGCCCGGCACCGGATCAACGCCTGGGGCCACCAGCGGGCAGCAGCAGTCCAGCCAGCCATCGCCCGGCAAGCGCCGCAGCGGCCACATTCGCCTCGGCCTGCAGCGTCGCCTCTCAGCCTTTCACCGCTGCATCCGCAACCTGGTCGCCTCAGAGCGCAACAGCCTTCGGCGCATGGCCAAGGTACGCCACGCTCACGCCGCCCTGGAGCTGAAGACCGCGATCAACCAGAAGGAGATCGGCCAGCTGATCCTCGAGCACCTGGATGAACGCACCGGCAACCGCTTCGACGCGCTCTCTGCCGCCGATCGCCAGGCCATGCCCATTCCAGTCGTTGAGTGGGAGGTGCCCAACTGCGTCCCCCGCCGCGACCTCACGATCATCGGCGGCCGCGCCAAGGTCGGGAAGACGCGCCTGGCCAACGCACTGGTGGCGGCCCTGCTGAACGGCGACGACTTCCTTGGCTTCGGGCCTGGCCCCGGCGGCCGCCGCGTCATCCTCGTGACCGACGACCAGGGCGACGGCGACACGGCCCAGATGCTCCAGCACCTGGGCCTGTGGGATCACCCCGACCTCCTCTGGTCCCGGCGCTTCCGCGTCACCGAGCACAACATCGATCGACTCCTGGCCGCGATCGAGGCCAACCCGGGCGCCGTCGTGGTGCTCGACAGCCTCCGGTCCATCACCCGCTCCAGCGCCTTCGGGGAGAACGACCCAGAGATGGGCTCGCTGATCTACGACCTGAAGCAGCAGATCACCGACGCCGGCGGCACCCTCCTGCTGATCCACCACTGCAACAAGAGCAACGAGGCCACGGGCACCGAGGCCCTCAGCGGCCACAACGCGATCGCCGGCGCGGCAAACACGATCCTCACCCTGCATTACCTGGCCAAGGGGCCGCGGCTGATGAAGGACAGCCCGCAGCGCCGCCTGGTGCGTGAGGCTCGCTCAGGTCCGCCCGTCGATCTGGTGGTGTCTCTCCTCGCCGACTCGGGCGCCTTCTACCGTGTTGGCGACTACGAGGCCCTGGCTGAGGAGGAGGAGGCCCAGCGCAACGCCGGGGCTGAACTCGAGCAGGCCATCAAGGGCGAGGCCGCCGACATCAAGGCCGCGCTTCGCTTCCTCGAGGGCTGCCATCGCGCGGGGGATCCGAAGCCGCCGGGCCTACTCGACCTGTGCAAGGCGATCGGTGCCATCCCCGACGATGCCCGGCGCAAGTCCGACCTCAACGGTCAGGCGCTCACCGACTACAAGCGGATCGGGCGGATCCTCACGACACGGTTAGCGCCGGTCGTGGTGGCGGAGAAGTGCCCGACGACTGCCGGCTTCTTCATGACCTACCGACTGACCGACGACGGGGCCGATCTGGTGGCGCGGCTGTTCGATTTGTGATCCAGGCCTGGATCCCCTGGATCCCTGCGATCCCTAGATGGGGCCTGCGATTTCAGGAAAACCGCCCAGATGGATCCCTTGGATCCCTTGGATCCCTCCCCGCACGCGGAACCACCCGCACTAGTACGGCTGTTCTGGGATCCAAGGGATCCAGGAGGGATCCAGGGGGGGCGACAGCCCCAGATCCCTTCCAGTGCAGTGGGATCCAAGAGATCTAAGAGATCTAGGGTACGTATCGTTTTTTTCTCATGCTCCACCGCCTCCCCCACCGCTGGCTCGACCCGCTCCCGGGCCTGGAGCGTGACCCTGAGCACCGCTACCGACTCGGCACCCACGTCTTCCCGGTGAGCGTCACCGGCGTGATTGCCAGCCAGAAGGGCGCCTACGCCATGGAGCGCATCGAGGCCACCCGCCCCGACTGGGAACCGCGAGGCGTCACCACCCACCGGGCCCTGGAGCTGGCCGCCACAGTCCCCGGCTGGCACCCCGACGACTGGCCCGCCTGCTGGCCATGGATCGACTGGATCTGGCCCCTGCTCACGCACCCGCTCTGGCAGGGCGTGAAGCTCTGCGCCAGCGAGATGGGGCTCTACTCCCTCGAGCTCGACGTGGCCGGGACCTTCGATGGGGCCTACCTGGCGCCGCGCCCGGGGGGCGGCTGGGATCGGATCCTGTTCGACCTCAAGACCCAGGGCCGCGCCGACTCCGGCGCCTATTGCACCCGAGCCCAGCTGGGGGGCTACATCACCCTGGCTGCAGAGCACGGGATCACCTTCGACGGTGCCGCCACCCTCTGGGCAAGGCCTGGGCGGGCCCGTGTGACCGTCTACGGGGCCGCAGAGTGCAGAGAGGCCTGGCAGGCCGCCCTGGCCTCCTACAGGGGCGTGGAGGGCCGCGTGGCGCGTGCTCGCGCTGCTGGCGTTCTCTGCGCCTCCGGAGTCGATCCGTTCAGCCTGTAGACAAACCCTCTACGAACCCGTATGGTCCGTCCGTTGCCACTTCCCTCTGATGCGCCGCCTTCTCGCCCATCCGGACTCAGCCCTCTGGCTGTTCTTCTTCGCCATCACCGCCGCCATCGTTTCCCACATCGGCCGCTGACCATGCCCGCAACCTCTACGACTCAGCAGACCGACACGGCCCTCGAGGTGCTGCTCGCCGAGATCGTCGCCGCGTCCAACGCCCTGGAGCTGGCCGAAGCCCACAAGCGCCGCCTACTCGATCAGCTCTCCACCTGGCGCGACCTGGGCCGCGTCGACGACAAGCTGACCACCGCCAGCGGCTACGCCCTCCAGTGGTCCGCCGGTCGCCAGTCCTACGACTACCCCGCCGACGTGGTGGAGCTCGAGGCCCAGCTGCAGGCCGCCCGCGAGGCTGCCGTCGCCACACGCCGCGCCACACCCAAGCCCGCGAAACCGTTCTGGATCGTGCGCAAGCCGAAGGCCGCAAAGCCCCAGGAGGTGGACGAATGACGGCAGCTCTCGATGGCTACCACAGATTCATCGCATCCAAGGGGATCGCAGCTGCCAGCCACGGATTCCAGCCCCGCCATCAGTGGGAGCTGTTCAAGCATCAGCAGGCCACCCTGGAGTTCGCGTGCCAGAAGGGCCGCGCCGCTGCCTTCCTTGACACCGGCCTCGGCAAATCCCGGGTGGAGGCTGCTGCAGCCGCTGAGTTCATGGATGCCAGCGGCAAACCGTCGCTGATCCTGACCCCGCTTGCTGTTGCCCGGCAGATGCAGCGGGAGTGCGCGGCCATCGGCATCGAGGCCCGTGTGATCCGTGAACAGGCCGACGTGTGGTCTGGCGTCAACATCGCCAACTACGAGCGGCTGCCGAAGCTGGATCCCACGGCATTTGGTGGTGTGGTCTTGGATGAGAGCAGCATCCTCAAGAGTTTTTCCGGCCCCACCAAACAGCTGCTGTGCCAGGCGTTTGCCGGCACCCCCTACCGGCTGGCGGCCACCGCCACACCGGCACCGAATGACCACATGGAGCTGGGCAACCACTCCGAATTCCTGGGGCACCTGGGCAGCATGGAGATGCTGTGCCGTTGGTTCGTCAACGACACCAGCACGGCCAGCCAGAACTGGCGACTGAAGGGCCACGCTCAGGGCGACTTCTGGCGATGGGTGAGCAGCTGGTCCCGCACTGCCACGTTGCCGTCCGATCTAGGCGGTGATGACGACGGCTTTGTGCTGCCCCCTCTCTCCTACGAGCTGCATACCGTCGCGGCAGACATCACCCAAGACGTGCCGGACGGGATGCTGTTCAGGATCCCCGATGGCAGTGCCACCACCATCCACCGTGAGAAGCGGCTGACGATGGAGGATCGCGTGGCACGGGCAGCCGATCTGGCCAACGCTGCCCCCGGCTCGGTGATCGTCTGGTGTGAGACCAACGGCGAATCCGCTGCCCTCGCTGCCAGCATCCCCGACGCGATCGAGGTGCATGGATCCATGGATCATGATGCCAAGGTCGCCGCCCTGGATAGCTTCACCTTTGGCCAGCGGCGGGTGATCGTCTCCAAGCCGAAGCTGGCAGGCCTGGGGCTCAACTGGCAGCACGCCAATACGGTGATCTTCGCCAGCGTCAGCCACAGCTACGAACAGCACTACCAGGCCGTGCGCAGGGCATGGCGCTTTGGCCAGACGCAGCCGGTGACGTGTCACGTCATCATCAGCGACACGGAAACCAGCATCTGGAACAACGTCCAGCGCAAGGCTGCCGATCATGCCCGCATGAAGCGGGCCATGGCAGAAGCGATGAACGGCTACCAGCAACAGGCCGGCAAGCGTGCCTACACCCGTACCGCCAACGTCCACCTTCCTGACTTCCTGAAATGAAACCCGACTATCAAGGCAGCAACTGGGCCGTCTATGTGGCGGACTGCATCGAGATCATGAACGGCATGCCCGATGGCATCGTTGATCTGGCCGTGTTCTCACCGCCGTTCTCTGATCTGTTCGTCTACTCGGATTCGGAGCGCGACATGGGCAACTGCGGCAGCCATGCCGAGTTCATGGAGCACTATGCCTACTTCACGCAGGCGCTCTACCGGGTGCTCAAGCCTGGCCGTGTGGCCTGCGTCCACTGCTCAGACCTGCCTGCCCGTAAGGGCAAGGATGGATTCATCGGCCTGCATGACTTCGGCGGCGATCTGGTCCGTGCCCATCAGGACGCCGGATGGGTGTATCACGCCCGCTGCACAATCTGGAAGGATCCGGTCATCGAGATGCAGCGGACCAAGGCCCTTGGGTTGCTCTACAAGCAACTCAAGAAGGACTCCAGTCGCAGCAGGGTGGGGATGCCTGATTACATGCTGTTCTTCCGCAAGGATCAGGAGAACCCTGATCCCATCACCCACGATCCTGAGGATCTGCCGGTGAGCATGTGGCAGGAGCTGGCCAGCCCCGTGTGGATGCAGGTCAACCAGACCAAGGTGCTGAACGGCCGCCAGGCTAAGGGACAACAGGATGAGCGCCACATCTGCCCGCTGCAACTGGACGTGATCGAGCGGTGCATCACCCTTTACAGCAACCCCGGCGATCTGGTGCTGGACCCCTTCAACGGCATTGGCAGCACCGGCTATCAAGCCGTCAAGATGGGCCGCCGCTACCTCGGGGTGGAACTCAAGCCGGAGTATGCGCGGCAGGCTTCCAAGTTCCTGGAGCAGGCCGAGGGCAGCGCCGCGTCCCTGTTTGACATGGAGGCAGTCGCATGACCGCCTCCACCGGCCAGCGCCACCGCTGGAGCGCACCAGAGATTGAGCAGGCCCTCACCCTCGCCGGTGACGTGCCATGGCCTCTGCTGCCCCTGCTCTACAACCGCTGGGCCAAGGCCCACGGCTACCCCCGCCGCACTGAGCCCGCCCTGCGCCTGCGCGTCGAGGCCTCAGGCGGTGGCCTCACACCCACCGGGACATGGGTCACCGCCGGCAGTGTCTCCACCATCCTGGGCCTGCATCCCAACACCGCCCGCGACTGGGCCATTCGATGGCCCGAGATCCTGCAGCCCTACCAGCCCCCCGGCCGGCCGGGATCAGGGCGCCGCGGGTTCGTCTACCTCAAGCGCGACCGGATTCGCGCCTTCGCCCGGCAGCACCCTGAGCAGTTCGGCGGCATCGCCGCTGATCGCCTGATGCTGCTGCTGGAGCAGGAGCGCCTGGTGGCCGCGATCATCGCCCGCTACCCCCGCCGCCCCCTGCAGCTGTCCGAGAGGGCCCGGCCGGTGCGCTGCGTCGAGACCGGCGAAGTGTTCCCCTCACGCATGGCCGCCGCCCGGGCGAACTACATCGGCAGCAGCGCCATCGGCACGGCCGCCATGGGCAAGTGCCACACGGCTGCCGGGTTCAGGTGGCAGGAGGTGGCGGCATGACTCCCGAGCAGCAGGCCGCCCTCGCCGCCCTGGGCCAGTTCCACCCCGAGCCCGAACCCAAGACCACGGCCGAGCAGCTGCTCGAGGCCGCAGATCGGTTCGTGAAGCCCGACGGGACCTTTGACGCCATCGCCTACCTCGACCACCTGAACGCCCTGCCATGACGACCACCACCCGCCCTGGCCGCATGGCCCAGCAATCGCCCGACGACTGGCAGCGCCACGGCAAGGACGCCAGCTACGCCCTGCCCTGGCTCGATGCCACCGAGCCCCAGGCCACAGGCGAGGGCCTCACACGCACCAGCAGCGGCGCCGCCCGGCTGTTCCACATGCTGCTGGAGTTCACGAACGCCAGGCCCATGCGTTGCACCGTGCGCGCCCTGAACTGGCGCCAGGCCGAGGCCTTCGCCCGCAACCGTCACCCATCCCTGGCGTCGATCCAGCGCCTGCCTCAGGCTGGCCAGAATCCCTAGGACTGCGCAGACGCATGGGGAACCCACAGAAGGCCAAGGGCGACAAGGCAGAGCGGGAAGTGGCCGAACTGATCCACGACCTGCTCGGATTCCCCGCCCGCCGGGCCCTGGGCGCCGGCCGCGCCGATGACGTCGGCGACATTCACGGCGTCCCCGACACCGTGGTGCAGGTGGCCAGCTGGGCCGACGTGGCCGCCGCCGCCAGGCAGAAGCCCCTGGGCGCCGAGCAGCAGCGCATCAACGCCCAGGCCACCCATGCCGCCACGTTCGTCAGGTTCCGCGGCGGCACCTACCGCGTGGTGCTCACGCCCGAGCAGTGGGCCACCCTGATGCGTGAAGCCCTGCCATGACGCTGCGCCTGCTTGACACCTTCTCCGGCATCGGTGGCTTCTCCTATGCCGCCGAGCACCTAGTCGGCGGCTTCACCACCGTGCAGTTCGTGGAACGCGAACCCTTCTGCCAACGCATTCTCCGCAAGCACTGGCCCGATGTCCCCATCCATGACGACATCACCACCTACAACCCGGAACCCGGCTCAGCTGACGTTGTTTGCGGTGGATTCCCTTGCCAGGACATCTCCACTGCCGGCAAACAAGCCGGCATCAAGCAAGGCACCCGCTCAGGACTGTTCTACGAACTCATCCGAGTCGTTTGCCTGGTACGACCCCAGTTCGTCATCTTGGAAAACGTCTCAGCGATCACTGCTAACGGGCTGGACACCGTTCTCGGAACGCTGGCCGAGGCAGGGTTTGATGCGGAATGGGCATGTATTCCGGCATCGGCTGTGGGCGCCTGTCACCGCCGGAATCGCTGGTGGTGCGTTGCCTACCCCTCGCTCATGCTCAGCCATGGCAGCCCCGGTCAACAGTGCCGGGAACCTCAACGGCAACCGCTTCCCCCACCTCGAGACGGTGATTGGCAGGCTCCCGACGCCAACAGTCAACGACTCCAAGAACAGCACCCTCCCGCCTTCTCAGCGAGGGCGGGACAGCCTGCCTGGCCACCTGCTCCGCAGCGACTCAACCCAGACTGGCGAGCCTTCCTATCTGAACCCGTCATTTGTCGAGGAGATGATGGGCTTTCCGGTCGGGTGGACCGCTTGAAGGCCCTGGGCAATGCCGTGGTGCCTCAGGTGGCGGCCATCCCATTGGCCCGTGTTCGGCAGCTGGCACAAGCTGAGGCCCTGCCATGAACGCCACCCTTTCTCGCTGGCTGGTCACCATCCGACTCGACGAGCACCGCACCATGGACGTGGGCCACAACGCCCGCAGCGCCTGGGCCGCTGGCTGGCTTCATCGTCAGCTTCACCCACAGGACCGCATCATCGCTATTCGCAGGGGGCGCTAGGTCATGCTCGACGTTCGAATTGACGCCAGCCAGCTAGCCCCCCTGCAGGCGTTCTGCCTGGCCGCTGCCAACAAGCTCGACCGGGTGACGGCAGTCGCCATGACCCGATCGGCCAAGACCGCTCAGGCCGCAGTCAAGGCTCAGACACCCTCGTTCATCAACAATCCCACCCGCTGGACACTGAACAGCACGTTCGTGAAGCCAGCGACCGAGCAGCGCCTGGCCGTGGTGGTGGGCTTCCGCGACTACAGCAGTTCTGGCATCGCCGCGGCCAAGTACCTGCAGCAGCAGGTGGTCGGCGGCAAGCGTGCCCCCAAGCCGTTCGAGCGGCGCCTGCAGTCGCGTGGCCTGCTGGGCTCTGATGAGTACGCCGTGCCAGCCAACAACGCGCCGGCCAAGCTCAACGCCTACGGCAACGTGAGCGGCCCGGCCTACGTGCAGATCCTCTCCCGCCTGGGCGCCATGCGTGAAGCCGGCTCACTCTCCAACCGCAGCGGCTCGCGGCGATCCACCAGCAAGCGGCGAGAGGCCGATTACTTCGTGGCCACGATCAACGGGAACAAGGCGATCTGGGCCCGCAAGGGCAAGCGCGGCATCGTGCCCGTGTTCCACTTCATCAAGCAAGCGCCCAGCTACCAGCCTCGGTTCCCGGTGCCGACGATCATCCGAACCTCGTTCGATCAAGCGTTTAGGAAAGAGTTTAAGCGCGCAGTTAATGAGCAGATCGCCTACGAAGCGCGGAAGAGATAACGAGCGAAAGTTTCGGCGAAAGTTTGCGGGTCCCTCTGAAAAATCCTCGCGTGCGGATAGTTCGTCCCTTGTCGTTGCTCTTGAGAATTGGTCGCAATAAGGTTGCCCATGGGCCTTGGGCGCCGCCCCAGGGGAAGGTCGTCCGCCCTGCGCCTGCGCAGCCGCAACCACGCAACCGCCGGTTGCGGCATCATGAGGGCGATGGCTGTTCTCAACTCCCGCCAGGGCGCTGCCCTGATCGAGGCGACGACGGGCCGGCAGTGCAGCCGGCAGAATCTGGAGAAGCTGTGCCACCGGGGCCGGCTGGCCCAATCGGTGGTGTCAGCCAGCCCGCTGCGGCTCGACGGCGAGCTGCTGGTGGCCGAGTACCTGGCGAACGTCGACCCCATGCAGGTGGGGGCGGTGAACCACGGGCCGGCGAAGGCCAGGGGCGGCCCGGTGACGCCCCGCCCGCGGCCTGCCCCAGTGGCAGCACCAGCACCGGCGGCGGTGGCCACGCGCCTGGTGGGCGATGGCGACGGCGAGCTGCCGGATTACAACGTCAGCCGGGCCCGCACCGAATACGAAAAGGCCAACCTGCTGGAGCTCGACCGCAAGACAAAGGAGGGCCTGCTGCTGCCGCGCGAGCAGGTGGAGCGGGTCTGGGCGAACGCGATCACGATCGCCCGCACCAAGCTGTTGGGCGTGCCCACGCGGGTGCGGCAGCGGGTGCCCCACCTGACGCTGGAGGAAGTGGCGACGATGGAGGAACTGATCCGCGAGGCCCTCGAAGAACTGGCAGGCGGGGGCAGCGATGGCGACTGATGGCGAGCTGAGGGCCGCGGCCCTGGCGTTCTGGCGGCCACCGCCAAAGCTGAGCCTGAGCCAGTGGGCCGATCAGCACGCCTACCTGTCAGCGGAGAGCGCGGCCGAGGCGGGGAAGTGGCGGACCCTGCCGTATCAGCGGGGGATCATGGACGCCTTCACGGATCCCACGATCGACACGGTGGTGTGGATGAAGTCCGCCCGGGTGGGCGCGACGAAGATCTTCAACCACCTGATCGGGTATCACATCCATCAGGACCCCTGCCCGATCATGGTCTGCCAGCCGACGGTGGAGGACGCCGAGGGCTACAGCAAAGACGAGATCGCCCCGATGATCCGCGACACGCCGGCGCTGCGGCCCCTGGTGAGCGACCCGAAGGCCAAGGATGGATCGAACACGATCCTGGCCAAGACCTACCCCGGCGGCACCCTGGGCATGGTGGGGGCCAACAGCGCCCGGGGCTTCCGCCGCGTCAGCCGGCGGGTGGTGCTGTTCGACGAGGTGGACGGCTACCCCGCCAGCACTCCCGAGGGCGATCAGATCAAGCTGGGCATCAAGCGGTCGGAGTATTACTGGAACCGAAAGATCGGGATCGCCAGCACCCCGACCACGAAAGGGTTCAGCCGGATTGAACGATGGTTCGAGCGCACGGACCAGCGCCGCTATTTCGTGCCCTGCCCCGAGTGCGGGACCCATCAGGTGCTGCGCTGGGGCCAGATGAAATGGGAGCCCGACCGGCCGGAGACGGCGGCCTATGAGTGCGAGAACTGCGCGGCCCTGATCCCCCACAGCCGTAAGCGGTGGATGGTGGAGCGCGGCGAGTGGAGGGCCACAGCCCAGGCCGATGCCCCGGGCATGGTGGGCTTCCACCTGTGGGCGGCCTACTCATTCAGCCCGAACGCCACGTGGGAGCAGCTGGTCCGCGAGTTCCTCGAGGTGAAAGGCGATCGCGATCAGCTGCGCACGTTCGTGAACACGGCCTTGGGCGAGACGTTCGAGGACCTCGACGCCAGCAGCCAGACGCCTGAGGCCCTGGCCGCCCGGCGGGAGGACTACGAACCGGGGGCCTGCCCCGAGGGCGTGCTGCTGCTGACGTGTGGCGTCGACGTGCAGGGGGGCGGCGGGTCGCTGGGCGAGCGGCTGGCGGTGAGCGTGTGGGGCTGGGGCCGCGGCGAGGAATCCTGGCTGGTGTGGCATCAGGAGATCCACGGCGACCCGACCCGACCGGAGGTGTGGGCGCAGCTCGACAGCGTGCTCGAGGCCAGCTGGCAGCGGGCCGATGGCGTGGAGCTCAAGATCACCCAGACCGCCGTCGACTCTGGCGGCCACGCGACCGCTGAGGTGTACGCCTACGCCCGCGAGCGGCGGGCCCAGGGCGTGGTGGCGATCAAGGGCAGCAGCGTGCGGGGGGCGGTGCCGGTGGGCAAGGGCAAGCCGGTGGACGTGAACGCCCGGGGGAAGGTGCAGAAGCGGGGCGTCACCCTCTACATGGTCGGCACCGACACGATCAAAACGACCCTGATGGCGCGGCTACGCCACAACGCGCCGGGGCCGGGGTTTCTCCACTTCGGCCTGGCGGCAGACGATGACTTCTTCCGCCAGCTGACTGCGGAGCGGGTGCAGGTGCGCAGCCTGCGGGGGTTCCCGGTGCGGCAGTGGGTGAAGAAACCGGGCGATCGAAATGAGGCCCTCGACACCCTGGTGTATTCCTACGCCGCCCTGCAGCTGGTGGCGCGCCGCTACAACCGACAGCGGTTCTGGGAGCAGCTCGAGGCCCAGCTGCTGGGGCGGCAGCAGGGGCCAGCACCGTCAGCGGCCGAACCGGAGCGACCCAGGCGCAGGCCGCGGCCTGCTGGCCCGTCGTTTGTGAACGGCTGGTAAGCCTCCGTAGACTGAGACAACGGCGGATTAGGGGAGGCGATGGGGCTGCCTAGCAGGATTAGGGCAGGCGATACTGTGCGATTCACGATCCCGGCAGGCGTCGACGACCTGGGCGCGGCGATCGAATCCTCGACCTGGGCGGCGGTGGCCTTCTTCCGCTTCAACAAAGCGGCCGAGGGCGTGACCGTGAACGGCACGGCCCAGGACGGCGGGGGCTGGCTGTTCGAGATCAGCGCCACCACCAGCGCCACCATGGACGCCGGGGAATGGTTCGGCCAGGTGCGCGCCACCCTGGGCGCTGCAGCGGCGACGCTGGCCGCCCAGCGGGTGGAGGTGCTGCCGAGCCTCAGCTACACCGGCACGCCGGCCGCCTTCGACGGGCGCTCTGCTGCAGCGGTGGAGCTGGCCGAGGTGCAGACCGCCATCCGCGCGCTGGTCAGCAGGGGGGCCCAGGCCTACACGATCGGCAGCCGCAGCTATACGGCCCTCGACCTAGGTCGGCTGACGGCAAGGGAGAGCCAGTTGAAGGCGATCGTCGCCAGGGAGAAGGCGGCCGAGCGTGTGGCCGCCGGCCTGGGTGACAGCCGTGATCTGTTCGTGAGGTTCTGACGATGGCCAGCAGGAAGAAGGCCCAGGGCCAACCCGTCGAGGGCGTGCCGACCACGCGCCGGCCGCGGCGCGGGAGCCGGCTTTACGCCGGAGCGAAGGTGACGCGCCTCGAGGCCGACTGGGTGACGAGCTCCACCAGCGCGGACGCCGAGATCAGCAGCAGCCTGGTCCGGCTGCGCGACCGGGCCCGCCAGCTGGTGCGGGATAACGACTACGCCCGCGCGGCCCTGCGGGCGATCGTGTCGAACGTGGTCGGGACCGGCATCAAGCTGCAGGCTCAGGTGCCGATGCAGCGCGGGAAGGGCCGGCTGGATCAGGCGACGAACGACCGCATCGAAGCGGCCTGGGCCCGCTGGGGCCGGGCGACCACATGCCACGTGGCCGGGCAGCTGGCCTGGCAAGACGTCGAGCGGCTGGTGATGCGCTCCACCGCCGAAGCCGGCGAGGTGTTCGTGCGGCTGGTGCCCCAGGCGTTCGGCGGTGGGCAGACGGCCCTGGGCCTGGAGATCATCGAGGCCGACCTGCTCGATGAGAAGGTCGACGGCAGCGGGGCGGGAGTTCCTGGCCAGCTGCCCGGGGGCGAGTGGCGGCTGGGCGTCCACGTCAACGACTGGGGCCGGCCGATCGAATACGCCTTCCTGACGAGTCACCCCGGCGACAGCCAGGGGCGATCGGTTGCCGCGCGGCGCGTGCTGGTGCCGGCCGAGCAGGTGCTCCACATCAAGCTGACCGACAGGCCCGGGCAGACCCGGGGCGTGACGTGGTTCGCCTCAGCGATCAGGCAGCTCCACCAGCTGGCGGGCTTCATCGAGGCCGAGGTGGTGCGGGCCCGCGCCAACAGCAGCCTTATGGGTTTCGTGCTGACGGATGGCGACGCTGCAGGCGAGGCCCTGGGCGAGGAAGTCGAGGGCGAATACGTGACCCAGTTCGAGCCGGGCGTATGGAAAACGCTGTTCCCTGGCCAGCGGGTGGAGGTGCCACAGCTCGACGCACCGGACGGCCAGCTGGAGCCGTTCGGCCGGTTCATGCTGCGCAGCATGGCTGCGGGTGTGGGCGTCAGCTATGAGGCCATCAGTTCCGATTTCAGCCAGACGAACTACAGCAGCAGCCGCCTGAGCCTGCTGGCTGAGCGCGAGCAGTGGCGGGCCCTCCAGAAGCAGCTGATCCGCGACCTCCACCGGCCGGTGTTCGCCGCCTGGCTACGGGCCGCGGTGCAGGCCGGCGAGCTCAGCCTGCCCGGTTACGACGTGGCGCCGGAGCGATTCGAGGACGCCATGCGATGGGTGCCCCGCGGGTGGGAATGGGTTGATCCAGAGAAGGAAGGCGCGGCCTACCGCGACGCGGTGCGGAATGGCTTCATCACCCGAGCCGAGGTGGTGATGAGCCGCGGCGGCGATTGGAACGACACGATCGAGACGCTGGCCAATGAGAAGGCCGAGCTGGATGAACTGGGCCTGGTGCTCGACACTGACCCCGCCCACGATGCGGGAGCACCCGGCAGCGCCCCGCCTGCTGCGCCCGATCCCTCTACGCCTGCGGAGCCTGACAACGCCGGTAGCATGGGCGCAGATCCCGCCACAGGTTGATGGATTCGCGCGACTTCACCGGGCAGCAGCTACACCGCTTCACGGCGGTGGATGCTCGCGCGCTGGGTGAAGATCGTTCGCTTGAGTTTCCGTTCAGCTCCGAGCTGCCCGTCGAGCGGTGGTTCGGTTCGGAAGTGCTCAGCCATCAGCCTGATGCTGTGAACCTGGCCCGCCTCAACGACGGCGCCCCGGTTCTGTGGAACCACGATCCCGGCGCCGTTATCGGTGTCGTGGAGCGTGCCTGGCTCGACGGTGAGAAGGCCCGCGGCTATGCCCGGGTTCGGTTTAGCCGCAACGACCTGGCGCAGCAGATCGTGTCGGACATCGCCGACGGGATCCTGCGCAACGTCAGCGTGGGCTACACCATCGCCGACGCAAAGCCAGGCGCAGACGGCCAGGTGATCGCCACGCAATGGGAACCGATGGAGGTGAGCATCGTCTCGATTCCAGCGGACCCGAGCGTGGGCATCGGGCGCAGCATGGCGCCCACCCCGGCTACGGCCACCCCCACCCCCACCCCTTCCCCCATTCCGATGGAAGACAACACCCCCAACCTCGAGGAGGTGCGGGCCCTGGCCGCGGCCGAGGAGCGCACCCGAGTGGCGACCATCCACAACCTGACCCGCGAGCATGGCGTCGAGCCGCTGGCGCAGGATCTGATCGAGCGCGGCACCAGCGTGAGCGATGCTCAGGCGCTGGTGCTGGGCGAGCTGGCGAAGCGTGCCAAGCAGCCTGCTACGGCCAAAGCCCCTGCGACTGCGCAGGCACAGCCGATCGCTTCGGGCCCCGTCGACCTGGGCCTCTCCGATAAGCAGGTGCGCGAGTTCTCGTTCATCCGCGCGATCCGCGCCCAGGCCTTCCCCAACGACCGCAAGGCATGGGAGGACGCCAGCTTCGAGCGCGAGGTGAGCGAGGCCCTGCAGGCCAAGACCGGCCGCAGCGCCCAGGGCTATCTGGTCCCCGATCAGGTGCTCCAGCGTGACCTGACCATTGGCACCGCTTCGGCTGCTGGTGATCTGGTGGCGACCGACTTCCGCGCCGGTTCGTTCATCGAGCTGCTGCGCAACCGGATGGCCCTGGATTCCCTGGGCGTGACGATGCTCACCGGGCTGACTGGCCCCGTGGCGATCCCCCGCCAGACCGGGGCCGCGACCGCCTACTGGGTGGCGGAAAAGGGCACCCTCACCGAGAGCAACCCCACGGTTGATCAGGTGAACATGACGGCCAAGACCCTGGGCGCTTACACCGAGTTCAGCCGCCGTCTGCTGCTGCAGAGCTCCCTCGACGTGGAGCAGATGGTGCGGGCCGAGCTGGCGACCGTGATCGCGCTGGAGATTGACCGTGCCGCCCTCTATGGCCTGGGCACCACCAACCAGCCCCAGGGCCTGAAGAACGTCACCGGGATCAACACCGAGGATTTCGGCGCCGCGGCCCCCACCTACGGGGAAGTCGTATCGATGGAGACGAAGATCAACGCCGACAACGCCGACATCGGCAGCATGGCCTACCTCACCAACTCGACCACCTTCGGCGGCTTCAAGACCACCGAGAAGGCGAGCGGTACGGCTCAGTTCCTGCTGGAGCCCGGCGGCACCGTCAACGGCTACCCCGCCCGCCGCTCGAATCAGGTTGCCTCTGGCGACGTGTTCTTCGGCGTGTGGAACCAGCTGATCATCGGGATGTGGAGTGGCGTTGATCTTCAGGTCAATCCTTACGCCCTCGACACGTCCGGCGGCATCCGCGTCACGGCCTTCCAGGACCTCGACATCGCCGTGCGTCACCCCGAGGCGTTCTGCCGCGGCAACAACACCCTGTGATGTGAGCTGATCTGATGCTGCTCGAGATTCTCCGCGACACGTCGATTCAGGGCCGCCCCGTGAAAGCTGGGGAGGTACTGGAGGTGGCCGAGCGGGACGCGCGTTTTCTGATTGCGATCAGGAAGGCGCGGCCGGCCCAGGAGCCGCCCATGGCCGTGGAGATCCTCGAGCAGCCAGCCAGCCCTGGGCCGAAGGCGGCCCGCACCCGCAAACCCCGCACCACCTGAGGCCATGGCCATTCATCCCGCCACGCTGGAGAAACTCCAGCACTTCGCCCTCTGCGCCGCCACCATCACGGCGATCGGCGATCAGACCGGCGTCGACATCTCCGACTACGAGGGCGACATTCAGCTGATCCTGAACGCGACGGCGGCCGGCAGCGGCGCGACGTTCGATTGCCGGATCGAGCACAGCGACACCCTCGGCGGCACCTACGCGGCCGTCACCGGCGGCGGCTTCACCCAGGTCGGGAACGCTGCAGCCAAGGAGGTGATCACCCTCAACGCTGACGCGCTGAAGGCGTTCGTGCGGTTCAGCGTCACCAGTGACGCCGGCACCGGCTCGAGCTCCATGATCGTGAACGGCATCGGCCTGAAGAAATACGGCTGATGTTCACCGAGGATCCCGATCTGTTCCTCGCCGATTTCGGCGTCAGCGTCACAGCTGGCGCCGTTTCTGGCGTGGGGATCCTCGACATGCCGGGCGAGGTGATCATGGACAACATGGTGATTTCGACGGACTACACCCTGCGGGTGCTGGCTTCGGAGTTTGGCGGCCTGGGCTACGGCTCGAGCATCACCGTGGGCGGTGTGGCCTACACCGTGCGGGAAAGCCGGCTACTTGATGACGGAGTGTTTCTGGCCCTGAGCCTGCAAAAAACATAGGAGGATCACATCATGGCGACACTGGTCCCCGCGATCCGGGTCAATAAGCCAAACACCCCAGACGAACTTGACGACCTCTACTTCCCCGCGCCTGTGGTGCCGGGGCTGGAGATCCCCGCCCACGACTATCTGAGCTGCAGCTACACCGGCAGCAACCTGACGGGCGTGGTCTACAAGAGCGGCGGCGCCAGCGGCACGGTGGTGGCTACTTTGACGCTGGCGTACGACGGCAGCAACAACCTCGCATCCGTCACCAAGAGCTGAGCCATGGGCTGGAAATTCAACCCATTCACGGGCACGCTGGACGAGGCGGGCGGCGGCGGCAGCGGTACCCCCAGCGGCTCTGACACTCAGGTGCAGTTCAACGACGCCGGCGCCTTCGGCGGTGACGCCGACTTCACATACAACAAAACCACCAACGCCCTGAGCCTCGGTGGTGATCTGACGCTCAGCGACGGCGGCTCGTTCACCACCACGCTCCAGACCATCACCCCCACCGCCAACCGCACGGTGTCGTTCCCGGACGCCACGGGCACGCTGGCACTGGTCGGCGGCTCCAGCACCCAGGTGCTGTACAACAACGGCGGCGCCCTCGCTGGCATCAGCACCCTCACTTTCGACGGCACAAACGTCACCCTGGCGGGCCGCCTGATCAATAGCTACACCAGCCTCGCCAGCTCCCCCGCCAAGGTCTTTACCGGCACGTGGTTCACCGGCGGCACCGCCACCACGACGAAGCCCCACTTCCTGATCGAGCCGGCTGGCACCACCTCCACCGCCTGGAGCACCAGCGGCACGGGGCTTGGCGTCAACGCGGCCAGTGGCTTTGCGGGCCGGCTGCTGGATCTGCAGCTCAATGGCGTCACCCGCTGGGCCCTCAATGCCACGGGCGTGGTGATGGCAACCCAGCCCACGCCGGCTGCCGTCAACACCACGGCCACCCTGACGATCGCCAACATCCTCACCGGCATCATCACCACCACCACAGCTGCTGCCGTGGACATGACCCTGCCCACCGGCACCCTCATGGACGGCGGCTTCACAGCGCCTTTCACCGACATGGGCGTGCTCTGGAGCGTCATCAACACCGGCTCCAATGCCGCCACGCTGCTGGCCGGCGCCAGCCACACCATCGTCGGCGCTGCTGCGGTAGCCGCCGGAACGTCGGGCCGCTTCATCTCCAGGCGAACCGGCGCCACCACCTGGGTCACCTACCGAGCATCCTGACCATGACCATCACCATCACCCTCCCCTCCACCCGCGCCACGGACGGCCTGATCGAGGCCGCCAACCGCAACGGCACCACGCCCGAAGCCCTCGCGCTGGAGCTGCTGGCGCTCCAAGGCAAAAGCTACGCCGACTTGTACAAGATCGGCGTCATCACCTCTGCCGCCTTCATCGCCCGCTTCACCCCCGTCGAATACGCCGGCATCCTCGCCGCAGCCGAGACCGACGCCACCGTTGGCGGCTTGCTCGCCACCCTCCTCTCCGAGCCTCTGGTGAATTTCGACGACCCCCGCCTCGCCCCCGGCCTGCAGGTGCTGGTGGACGCCGAACTGCTGGCGCCGGAACGCGTTACGGTACTCCTCGCCTACGACCGGCCCGTGGCACAGGAGGCGCCGTGAGTCTGAGGATCGCCAAGCCCACGGGGTCTGCGCTGCGCCTGGCGAAGCCGACTGGGGCCTCGGTGCGTATCACGCCGTCTTGGCAGATGCCCGACGACCCAGACGCTGCGACCTACATCGCTGCCGTCGAAGCAGCAGACGGCCAAGCGCTCGAAACCGCCACCCGCATGGCGATCAATGCCTTCGTCAAGGGGTGTAAGGCGGACGGCACCTGGCCGGCACTGAAAGCCTCGTGCATCCTCGCTGGCGCCAGAACGTTGAGTGGGGCGCTGGTGCCACTGGTGGGGGCGGCTCCGACGAACTTCAACTTTGTGAGTGGCGACTACAACAGGAAGACGGGGCTGGTGGGGGATGGGAGTACGAAGTACCTTAGCAGTAATCGGAGCCACGGATCAGAGCCCCAAAACTCACGGCACCTTGCGTGTTATGTGAGCGAGCTAAACACGAACCAACCCAATCCTGCTTTAATGGGCTCAGCCTATACGGCGACCGGATGGTCTTACCTTATCAGTCGATCAGCCACAGGATCACCAGCAAATAGGTTTGAGTTTGGCCTCGTTCAGGGTACCTACCCAGCTGGGGTGGCCAGATCAACTGGCTTTGTCGGGGCATCACGAAGCAGTGCGTCAGAAATAGCAGGACGGGCTGGTGGCGCGTCGGCGCTCTACACAGCGCCCAGTCAGACCCCCAACGCCGGCAACGTAAGTGTATTTCAGGGCTCTACCTTTGCGCATGATCGGGTAGACGCCCGCCTCGCCTTCTACTCCATCGGCGAGTCGCTCAACCTGACTCTCCTCGACGCCCGCGTCACGGCGCTGGTGGCCGCGTTCGCGGCGGCGATCCCGTGAGGGCGGCCCCGCTGGCTGGCGCCGATAGACTGCCCTCAGCCTGCGCAGACGGATTTCCGCGCCCATGACCGCGATCAAACGCGAGCGCATCCTGGCGGCGGTGGCCTCAGCCCTGGCGACGACGACAGGCGTCAGCGGCCGGGTCTACCGCTCGCGGGTGGAAGCCTTCGCCCGCAATGATGCCCCGGCGATCGTGATCGAGCCCGGCGACGACGTGCCGGCCGAGCCGCCCGTGAGCGGCTGCAGGATCGACTGGCGCCTCGACGTGATGGTGCACGTCCACACCCGCGGCCCGATCCCTGAGCAGCTGGCGGCGCCGATCGTCGCCAGCCTCCACGGCCTGCTGATGGCCGACCGCACCCTGGGTGGCCTGGCGATGGAGACATGGCCGGGGCCGGTTCAGCACCAGCGCGAGCAGGGCGACGCCACCGCCGGCTGGACTTCCTGCCGGTACGTGGTGCGCTACCGGACCACGGTCAACGATCTAACGAGCTGAGGCTATGGCAATCACACGCGGCCGGCTGGCCGAGATTCAGACGATCCCCAGCACGGTGGGATCGCTTTACGCTAATTCAGCCTCGACGATAACCTTCGTAAAAGGCTTGACCCTGTTCAATTCCAACACCACCACCGAGGTGGTGAAGCTCTACCGGGTGCCCGATTCCACCGGCAGCCTGGGAACGGCGGCGGTGACGAACCAGTTCCTCGAGATCAGTCTGGCGGCCCTCGAGACGTTTGTGTTCGAGTTCCCCGGCGATGGCGCCGTTCTAGAGGACACGAACGACAGCATCCAAGGGGTGACCACCACGGCCTCAAAGGTCACGGTCCAGATCCACGGCGTGAAGGACGTTTGAGCCATGCCTGCAGGAGCACGCCGCAGCGCACGCCGAGAGGTGACATACGGAGAGCAGGGGCTGAGACTTCTGCCTCTGACGCGGATCCGTGGCGTGCTGCCCGCCGCCAAGTGGACAACTGGCGTCGGATCTATTACCTACAGCAATTCCGACCGAACCGCGACAGGATCGGGCAACTCCGAGAAAAGCGTTTACACAACAACCGCCAAGAGTTCGGGCAAATGGTACGCGGAGCTTTCCTATTTCACGGGGGCAGCCAACCGCGAGGACGATGAATTCTTCGGCGTGATCGCCAATACTGGATTCTATCCAGGGCAGTCTGGCAGCAGCGGATTCGGAACAGCCGACACTCGCGGCATGGTGAACAACGCAGGCGGCAGCACGTCGGGGACGCTGCCCAGCTGGAGCAGTGGAACGAACGTTTACATGGTTGCCGTTGACTTCGACAACAAAAAGGCATGGCTTGGCCTGAACGGATCATGGACAACCAGCTCGGATCCTGCCGCCGGCACCGGGGCGAACGTATCGGCATGGACTGGCACCCCGTCATTCAGGGTTGCGACCCGCGTGTTCTACAACTCCGACGCGGTGACGATCGTTGAAAGCCAGGCCTATCGGCCGTCTGGCTTCGAGCCGTGGGACAGCTGAGCCCCGCTGGGCGGCCTCGCTACGATGGGGCCATCCTCTGCGCCTGCGCAGCGTGAGCAAGACACCACCCCCGATCCCGCCGCGGCCCCGTGAGGGCGGGTCCTACGTGCTCGACGCGAAGGCCGGGCGGTGGGAGAGGCAACCCGCCGCAGACGAACCCACTCCCGCCCCTCTGACCGAGGCCCAGGACAATGCCGCTGACGTATAACCGCCTGATCCTGGCGAAGGCTGAGAGCTCCTACGGGTCGGTGCCGAGCCCGGCGCCGGCCGGGACGGACGCCATCCGGGTGATGAACGATCTCAAGCTCTCGCCGCTCCAGATGGAGCTGGCAGAGCGCGACATCCTGGGCCCCTACGTGGGCAGCCGGCCGCGGTACGTAACCCAGAAGCTGGCCCAGATCGAGTTCAGCTTTGAGCTGGTGGGCAGCGGCACCGCTGGCACCGCGCCAAAGTGCGGCCTGTTCTTCAGGGCGGCGGGCTATGGCGAGACGATCGTGGCCAGCACCAGCGTGACCTATGCGCCGATCGGGGCCTCCTACGAAAGCCTTTCCATCGACGTGCGCCACGGCGGCAAGAAACACGTTCTTTCCGGCGTGCGCGGCGAGCTGAGTTTCGAGCTCAAGGTGGGCGCCCTGCCCATGGGCAAGTTCACCGGCCTGGGCTTCTACACCCTGCCCACCGACGCATCAAACCCGTCGCTCACCTACAGCAGCCAGGCCGAGCCCCTGTTCGTGGGCGCCGACAACACCACCCCGGTGGAGGCGTTCAGCTACGGGGTCTGCCTGGAGTCGTTCACGTTCAACAGCGGCCGGTCGCCGAAGTTCCACCAGCGGGCCGGGTGCACCAAGCAGATCAGGATCGACACGGAGCGCAAGCCCGAGGGCGAGATCATGATCGAATCCCCGACCATGGCCCAAAAGGACTTCTTCACCGCCGCGGCCGGCCAGACCCTGGGGAACATCGAATGGACCCATGGCACCACCGCCGGGAACATCGTCTCGTTTGCCGCTCCGACCGTGAGCCTGGGCGATCCTGAGTACGACGACGGCGACGGCGTGGAGCTGCTCAAGCTGCCGTTCCTGCCGATCCCCGACGCGAGCGACGGCTACGACGACCACGAGTTCGTGTTCACCTGATCCCTACGCCTACGCAGCCCGAATGGCCTTCATCCTCGATCAGTCCCCGTCCTACTCCTGGCCCGTCACCGTCAAGGTCCCCCAGGACGGGGGCCGTTTCCGGTCCTACACCTTCGAGGTGGAGTTCGCCCGGGTGAGCCAGGAGCGCCGCGAGCAGCTGGGCCGTCAGCTGCTGGTGCAAAAGGGCCGGATCGAGGCCGGCGACCTCGAGGGCGAGCTGCTCACCCCGCGCCAGATCGCCGCCGAGCTGGTGGTGGGCTGGAGCGGGATCCTCGACAGCGAGGAAAAGGACGCCGCCCCGGTGCCATTCAGCGAGAGCACCCTGGCCCAGCTGCTGAACGTGGGCGACGTGGCCGACGCCATCCTGGCGGCTTGGAACGAGAGCATCCCCGGGGCCAAGGCAAAAAACTGACAGCCGCCGTCGAGCACTGGTTCGGCGGCGGGGGGCAACCAAACCCAGACCTGCTAGAGGATGCCAAGGCCTACAACCTCGAGCTGCCGCCCGAGGCCCTGGCGCCGGTGGACTTCCCCGTGTGGGCTGAGAACTGGCCGGCGGTGGAGCTGTTCCTGCGCTGCTCGACGCAGTGGCGCAGCGGTGAACCCAGCGCCCTGGGGCCGTGCGGGGTCTACGGCCTGGACTATCAGGCAGTGCTGAGTGTCGGTAGCCTGTATCTGCCTGCTGAGTCGAACATGCGCGAGGTGCTCGAGGATCTGCAGGTGATGGAGCGGCGGGCGCTGGAGCTGGCCTACGAACGCGCAGCGCAGGAGCGGAGCCGCTGATGGCAACGACGCTGAGCGCGCTGCTGAACATCAAGGCCAACGTCCAGGGCGAGGGTGCTGTCGGAGCTCTGGGCCGCAGCATCGGCGGGCTGCAGAGCAAGGCCGCCGCGGCGGCCGGCGGGCTCAAGGCGTTGACCGGCGCCGCAGGGATGGGCGGCTTGGCGGGTGCCATGGGCACTCTGACCCCGTTGCTTTCGGCCGCGGGCCTGTCCGCCATGGCGGGATCGGCGATCAATGCAGCCGACAACATGAACGACCTAGCGCAGAAGACTGGAGCCAGTGTTGAGAACCTGAGCAAGTTTCAGCAGGCCGCCAATGCAGGGGGAACCAACATCGACGCGGTGGGTAAAGCCCTGGTGAAACTGAATAGGGGCCTGAGCCAGCTGGCGACCGAGGGCAAAGGTCCAGCAAAAGACGCCCTGCTCGCTTTGGGCATCAGTGCCACAGACGCCCGCGGCAAGATGCTGAGCGCAGATGAGATCATGCTGCGCGTTGCTGACAAGTTCAAGTCCATGCCCGACGGCGCGGCCAAGACCGCTGCGGCGATGAACCTGTTCGGCAAAGCTGGCGCCGACATGATCCCGATGCTGAACGGAGGGCGCGCTGCAATCGAGGGCCTGTCAGCAACGATGACGACGAAGTTCGCCAAGGGGGCGGATGAACTGAACGACAAGATGGCGGCGCTGCAGGCAAAGCTGATGGCCGTCGGCGTCGAGATCGGGACGGCCCTGATGCCATTGCTTAACACCCTTACTGATGCAGTGACGGCGCTGGCTAATGCCTTCGGCGCCCTGCCGGGTCCGCTGCAGTCGCTGATCGGTGGGATCGCGCTGCTGGCGATTGGGTGGGCGGCCCTGGCACCGGCAATCTCGGCCACGATTTCGGTGTTCTCTGCCCTGGGCCTGTCGCTGGGCGGCATCAGCGGCGTGCTGGCGACGATCGCCGGCTGGCTGCCGGTGGTGACCGGCTTCTTCTCCGGACTCGCCACCGTGCTGGCTGGGCTGATCACCTGGCCGGTGGTGCTGGTGGCTGCCCTGGTGGCGGCGGGCGTGGCGATTTTCGTGTTCCGCGATCAGATCGCCGCCTTCTTCAAGGGGGCGGTCGAGATGCTCATGGGCGTGATCGACACGGTTTGGCAGATGGGCGAACCGATCCGCCAGTTCTGGGCCGACCTGTGGGGCAGCCTGATGGATCTGACCGCGCCGTTCTTCGAGTGGATCACCGAGGCGTTCGGCGCGACGTTCGCCAGCCTGATCGAGCTGCTCTATCAGGTGTTCATCAACCCCTACGTGGAGGCATGGAAGGGGCTCCAGCTGGTGGCCGCCAGCCTGCTGACCTGGCTGCAGAACGCCTGGGCATCGTTCGGCAAGTGGATCGGCGGGATCTTCACTGCCATCGGCGACACGTTCCGCAAGTTCGTGGTGGATCCGCTCACCAAGGCCTGGCGATTCATCATCGACACCGGCAAGGCCGCCCTGCGGGGCCTGCTGGGCTTTGCGGTGGACATCGTCAACGGCGTGATCAAGGTGATCAACGGCCTGATCGACGCGCTGAACCGGGTCCGATCCGCCGTGGGGCGCAGCACCCTGAACAAGCTCGGCCTGCTGAGCGTGCCGAAGTTCGCAGAAGGCGGATTCGTGACCGGCCCCACCCTGGCGATGGTGGGAGACAACCCCGGCGGGCGCGAGTACGTGATCCCCGAGGGCAAGGCTGCAGGGTTCGCCGCCAACTACATGGCCGGTGCCCGGGGGGCGGCCGCCATTCCCACCACCAGCGGCGGGGCGTCAACCGCCGGCGGCGCTGCTGGCCCCGTGACCGTGAACCTCAGCACCGGCCCGATCATGCAGACGGCCGACGGCCAGCGCAGCGTGAGCCTCGAGGAGGTGGAGCGGCTGGTGCGCGACGGCGTGAGCCAGACCATCCGCCAGCTGCGCACGCCGGCCGGCCGCTACGCCACGGGGGTGCGCTGACATGGCACGCGGCCAGGCCCAGTACCTGCGAATCTTCGACGGTGGCGCCACCTACCTGCGGGCGCAGAACTTCTGGGTTAATTCCAGCGTCATTCGTGCCGGCAACGTGTGGAGCTGGCTCCCGTTCGACTTCGACGGCTACGTGGAGGGCAGCAGCGGCGACGAGGGCGGGGTGAGCATCACCCTGCCGGCCACGGCCCTGGTGATGGAGGAACTGACCACGGCCCTGCGCGAAGCCCGGCTGGTGGAGGTGTCGACCTATGAGTTCGACGTGCTCGACGATGGCGCCGACGTGGGGCCGGTGGGCGGCGACCTGATCGCCAGTTTCGTGGGCGAGCTGGTGGGCGCCGGCGGTGGTTTCGAGTCCATCACCCTGGAGCTGGGCAGCAGCCTCAGCCCCATCGGCGCCCAAGTGCCGCCACGCACCTTCTCCACGCGCCTGGTGGGCGTGCCCTGCAGGCTATGAGCATCGTTGGCGGCGATCCACTGGAGCTGCTGCTCTACAGCCAGGGGCAGATCAGCACGCCCCTGTCGGCGGGGGCGGCCGAGGGCAGCGACCAGCTGGACACGCAGCAGCGGGCGATTGTGATCGGCGAGCCGGTGCCGATCGTGTTCTGCCGGCGGGTCGGCGACGTGGGAGGCGTGCTGGTGAGCCCGGGGGCCAGCGAGGCCCGATTCACGAACAACGGATTCAACGAGGTAACGGCCTACTACCGGCTGGTGGTGAGCGAGGGCGAGCTCGACGGCGTGCAGGTGCGCGACGTGTTCCAGCGCAGCTGCCGGGTGGGCACCTTCTCCCAGGCGTTCGAGCGGAGGGCCGGCGACTGGGAGCCCGGCAACTTCATCACCGACCTGCCGAGCTTCGATAAGCCAGAGGCCCCCTACTACTGCGGGACTGGCGGCAGCTACGAGAACCTGACGACGTTCAGCTTCCAGATCACCGCCCCTGTCGACGACACCCGCTGGGATCGACAGGTGCACCTGTTCATCCGCGGCGGGATGCACGTGACCCGGCTGCTCGACAGCGTGACCGGCCCCAGTAACAACGTGGCGGACCTGATCCTCTGGCTGCTGCAACGCTCCAGCCGGATCCCCGCGGCCCTGATCGACACAGCCGCCATGGAGGCCGCGGCAGCCTTCAGCGACGCCATGGGGTTCTGGTTCAACGGCGAGGTGAAGGAATCCACCAGTCTGGCCGACTTCATCGCCGGCACTGCTCGCTACTTCCTGCTGGGCCAGTCGAAGCGCAACGGCCGGATCGGCCTGCGGCCCCTGCTGCCGGTCAACGGCAGCGACCTGCTCGACGTCGACCCGATCACCCCGGCGACCCTGTTCGACGAAAGCCGGATCATCCCCGGCTCCTTCGAGATCAGCTACGTACCCCTGGCCGAGCGGCGGCCGTTCTGCGCCCTCATGCTCTGGCGTCAGCAGCCCGATGATGATCTGGGCCTGATCCGTACCACTGAGGTGCGCTACGCCGGCAGCGCGATCGACGGGCCCTACGAGCAGCACGACCTCAGCGTGTTCTGCGCGTCAGAGCTCCATGCCGTCAGGGTTGGGGCCTACACCCTGGCGCGGCGCCGTTACATCACCCACACCATCAGGATTCGCGCCAGGCCCAGCACCACGAATCAGGCCCTGGCGGTGGGCGACGTGGTGCAGGTGCAGCTGGCCCGCACCGCATCATCCGCCGCGGCCGGCGAGCACAACTACCTGTACCAGATCGAGCGGATCAGCAAGGCCCGCAGCGGCGAGCTGGCGTTCGAGCTGGTGCATTTCCCAGTCGACGACACCGGCCGCAGCCTGGTGGCCCTTGACGTGATGGCCGCCACCGCCGGGGGCGTGATTCTTCCCACCGGCAAGGCAGAGGCCGTGACCTGTGACGTGAACGCCGACGACGACGAAACGGTGCCAGACGAGGACAGCCTCGACCCAGTGGACATCGAAACCGACTACGGCCTGGGCAGCCTCGAGGCCGGCGGCGGTGACTTCTCCGGCGGCGACTTCACGGGGGCCGAAGAACCCGGCGGCGGCGGCTGGGGCGGTGGTGGTGGCGGCGGTGGTGGTGGCGCATCCCCGGGGGATGGCACGGCGGAGGGTGAGGACTCCCTCGACAATCAGGTGCCAATCCCTCTCACGACCGTTCCCCAGGTGGGGGTCGGCTCGTATGTGCCGCAGGAGTGGATCGACCGCACGAACGACGAAATCGCCGCGCTACCACCCGGGAGCGAATGGTCGATCAACGCTGGGAACGAAGTCTATCTTCTGCGGCTTGGGTTCACTGGTGCAAACATTGTTATCTCTGGCCTGGCCGACATAACCATCGCGGCTAGCAGCGGATTCTACGCTGGTCGCTATGGACCCATAACCGTGCGCAATGGCTACGGCGACGGGTCCAATGGATTCGATGCCGGCTATCAAGACAGCGCCGGGGCGATCCGATTCGGTGGGCTTTATACCGACTCGGTGCTTAATGGATACTGCGGCCTAGGCGTTAGCAGTCCGTGCGTTGTGCCGGGGGCGGACGTCTACCCCCAAATTGAAATCTTCTCCATGCTCCGGACGGCCTGACCCATGGCGACCTTCCCCGCACTGCCCGTCACCGGCCGCACCCTCACCCAGGGGGTCTACCCCCACACGCCCCACGGGGTCTACAACGGCCGCCAAGTGCGCGTTAGGCACTCCAACACCATCGTGGGGAACCTGCTCAGGCTGCGCTTCGACATGCTCAGCCGCAGCGAAATGCTCAGCCTGCAGAGCCACTACGCCGGCCAGCTGGGCGGGTTCCTGGCGTTCGCCATCCCCGACGACGTGCTCGACGGCATCAACACCCCTGCGACCGTCACGCCCACGGATCACCGGTGGGTCTACGTGGCGCCGCCACGCGTTACCGACGTGGCGATTGACGGGGCCAGCCCCTCCAACCGCTACGTGGTCGAGGTGGAGCTGGCGTCAGTGCCGCCGGAGAACACCATCGTGGGCGGTGAGCGGTGGACGGTGCGGATCAGCTGGGCACCGGGCCGTGCATCCGCGCCGCTGTTCTGGTCCGCCATCACCCTGGGCTGGGCCCCAGGGGCCGCCTATGCCGAAGCGCCGGGCGCTGCCTGGTCGGTGCCCGTCAGTTGGACGCCGGGTGCCGGCCCGGTGGCTGGTGCGGCATGGACCGTCACCACAGCATGGAACCCCGGCGACGCCTACGACGCCAACGCCGTGAGCGACAGCCTGTACCTGCTGCCGGTCTGGGCGTTCGACCCGCCCCTGTTCCTGTTCCCCGAGGATTCGTAGACTGGCCCTACCAGTTCGCAGGCGCAGGCCGTGGCCAGTTTCGTTTACACGTCCTGCATCGAGGACAACGCGAAGGGAGCGATCGACTTCGATACAGATACATTCTGGGTGATGCTGGTGACCAGCAGCTACACCGAGAACAAGGACACGCACACGAAACGCAGCGACATCACGAACGAGATCAGTGCGACCGGCTATAGCGCAGGCGGGAAGGTGTGCACCGCTGTGGTCGCCAAGGACACGGGAACCGATCAAGTAACGGTCACGTTTCAGTCGGTCAACTGGACAGGCTTCACCGGAACCGCCCGGAAGGCCGTCTACTACAAGCGCCGCGGCGGGGCCAGTTCGGCCGATGAATTGGTAGGGGTGAACGACTTCGGGGGCGACGTGACCCTGACCGCTTCCACCTTTGTGGTCGCCGACACCGTGCTGACCTACCAGAACTGACGTGCCAGCAGACTTCCCCGAGATCGAACCCACCGGCAGGGCCTGGGACTTCGGCACCTACGCCATGTCGGAAGCCCCTGCCGTGGGCGGCGGGGCGATCCGCTTCAATCACGCGACCGATCCCGTGGGGATGGGCCTGACCCTGACCTTCGAGGGCCTGAGCGACGACGACCTGCAGCTGATCCGCGACCACTACTACGGCCAGCAGGGCGGCTACCTGTCGTTCCTGCTGCCGGCCGTGATCTGGCTGGGGCACACCAGCACCAGCGACGTGGCACCGGACACGGATCGCTGGATCTACGCCGCACCGCCGGAGGAAGGCGACGCCAAGCAGGGCGGGTTCTACGACGTGACCGTGACACTGCGCCACGTGGGGCCGGAGCTCGGAGCGTTTGCCTAGCCTCTGCCTCTCCGTAGACTGAGGGCGACAGGGCCACCCCTCAGCAGGATGCCGGAGCCAAGCCACGCCGACATTCTGGTGCAGATCGGTGAGTTGAAAGGACAGGTGCAGACCTTGATCACCCTGGTGGGCCAGAAGCGCGAGGATCTGAATCAGGCCTTCTCACGGATCGGCGACCTCGAGCAGGAGAGCGCCCCGCGGCAGGAGCTCCAGCAGGTGGAGTGCCGGCTCCGCATCCTCGAGGCCCGGGTGGCCCAGGGCGTCGCGCTGTGCCTGGTGGTGAGCTTCGCCATGCCCATGGCCCTGCCGTACCTGAAGCACGAAATCCGAGAGGACGCCACGCGCCGCGCGGAGCTGATCCGATGAAGGCCGCGCAGCTGCTGGGGGGTGTGCTGGTGTTCGCCGGCCTGGCCCTGCTGGGCAGCGCCGCCGTCGCCACCGTCGACTGGGGCCTGTGCCTCGCCGGCGGTGGCGGCCAGGGCTGCCGGCAGTCGAAGTCGGACGCCCTGCAGGCCTGGAGCGGTGCTGCCACCACCGCGCTGGGTATCGCCATCCAACAGAGGAACCCATGAAAATGCCGAGCATCCAACCCTGGGCCCTGCGCCTGGCGCGTGCGCTGCTGGTGCGCAGCCTGAGGCCCGCGATCCGCCGCCAGCTGGCGGCCGTGTTCGCTGAGGCCGATGCCACGGTGCCCCAGGCCCTGGCGGCCAGCGCCGCCCCGATCGTGATCGAGGGTCTGCTGGTGGGCGCCGTCACCAAGGCCACCGGCGTTCAACCGACCCGGGCAGAGGCCGAGGTGATCGGCGCGCTGTTCGACGTGGTGGCCGCCGCCGTGCCGCTGGCCCGCCGATGACGTTCGCCAGCGTGCGCGCCGCAGCGCAGGAAGCCGCGAAGCGGGGCAGCCTGACGCCCCACCAGCTGGCGGCCCTGCAGGCCCTCGACGAAAGCCTGACCGATCAGCAGCGCCAGCAGTTCACCGACGCCTGGCGCGCGCAGGGGAGCCCCGCTGCAGCGCCGAACCCCTTCGCCGCGGTGCGGCCCCTGCTCGACCTGATCGCCGAGGGCGAAGGCAACTACTCCAGCGTGAACCGGGGCCGCGCCGGTGACACGCCCGCCGGCTGGCCCGGCCTCGAGCAGCTCACCATCGGCCAGGTGCAGCTGCTCCAGCGCGACGGCACCCTGTTCGCCGTGGGCCGGTATCAGTTCATCCCGGAAACCCTGCGGATGGCGGTCGCCGCGGCTGGCTTCACGTCGGCGGACCTGTTCAACGCCGCGGCCCAGGACTGGCTCGCGGTGGCCCTGCTGCTGGGCGGCAAACGACCAGCCCTGCGCGACTACCTGCAGGGGCGTGACGTCAGCCTTGAGGCCGCGCAGCTCGACCTGGCAAAGGAATGGGCCAGCATCCCCCAGGCGAACGGCCGCGGGGTCTACGACGGCGACAGCGCCGGCAACCGCGCCACCGCGAAGGTGGGCCGGGTGCAGTCCGCCCTCAAGGCGGCCCGCGCCGGGCTGGCCGGCCAGACGCTGCCCCAGCTGCGCCTGCCGAAGCCCCAAGACGTGGCGGCGGCGGCGGCGGCGGTGAAGTTCACCCCGGCCGCGCCGTTCAGCTTCAAGATCACGCCCCACATCACCTACGGCGAGCTGGCCCTGGGGCAGGAGGCCCGGCGGTTCCAGCACCAGCACCAGTGCGACACGGCCCTGGAGCTCTGCCAGTTCGTCGAGAAAGCCCGCGCCGCGTTCGGCGGGAAGCCGGCGATCATCACCAGCGCATACCGGCCGCCGGCCGTCAACGCCGCGGTGGGCGGTGCCCGCAACTCCGAGCACCTATTCGATGCGCCCGGGGTCGGCGCCGTGGACTGGTTTCTCGAAGGAGTCAGTGTGCACGAACTTCAGGAGTGGTGCGTGCGTGCTTGGCCCTACAGCACTGGCAAGGGCGCACCCAAGGGGTTCGTGCACACGGGCATCAGGAGAGGCCGCCCCAGAGTGGTCTGGGATTACTGAGGGCACCACCCGGCGGGCGTCCGTCCATTGGACCCAGGAGGGAACTGCCCTAATCCGCGAGCACCGACAGGGAGGAACCAGTCTTGTTCAGGCCAACCGCGTTTGCGCCGAGCCGTTACAACCGACTGAGTGATGCCACTGCGTTCTGCCGCATCCGCCAACGTCATTCGCTCCCCCTGGAATGTGACCCAGGTATTTCGCCTTGTGTTCCTTGCCTGCTGTTCTGGAGTCGCCCAACGGCAGTTCTCCGGTGAGTAGTCTCTGTCGTTGTCAATTCGGTCGAGACTGTGACGAGGCGTGGGTCGGGTGCCCATGTCGGCAAGGAAAGCGCTGAAAGAATGCCATCGCTCCACAACGGCGACGCCTCTCCCCCCGTAGAGGGCGTAGCTAGCGACCTTGGGGTTCCGGCCGCGGTTGAGCATCCCGCGCCAAATCCTGTATTCGGGCGTGTTAGACCGCCCATGCGTAAGTCTGGCAGCCCTGTTCACTTCGCGGGCTAGACATCCGCAGCTCTGAGTGTGGCCAGCCGTCAGGTTCCCCGCGGCCGCGACTGTTTCCTGCCCGCAGTCGCAGTGGCAAAGCCAGCGTGTCGCCTTCTGCCCATTGGGGTGAATCCTGGGTGCAGCTAGCTTGACAACCACCAGCCGTCCGAACCGCTGGCCGGTGCGGTCTACGATTCCGCTCATCAGCTCATCCCAAGTGAGTTGGTCGCGCTCTAGGGCCTGCCAGCCGCTGGAGCACCCCAATTCTACGGCTTCGCAGAGGCAAGGATCACGGGCGCCGGCACGCGCCAGCCAGCAGCAGAGGCCAGGATGAACCAAGCGATTTGGGCCTGAGCCAGCTGCTGGTGGCGTGACACGACCTGGCAGCCGCTGACCTCGAACAGCGCCACGCCGTCAACGACGACGACCTCGATGGTGGGCACTTCAACCATGGCGCCTCAGTCTCAGCAGACCCAGACTGGCGGGATCCTCGCGGTGCTGCCATGGGCTGGGGTGAATGGATGGTTCCGGCCGTCACGCTCGAGCAGGACCTCGAGCTGCGACGTGCCGAGCTGAACCTGGCCGACGCAGCCACCGAGGAACCCCACGCCGTCGCCGCCCTGGCGGCCAGCCTGCTGCGGCAGAACGCGATGCAGCAGTCGATCATCGAGCGGGCCGCGGCGCGGATCATGGCGCTGGAGCTCCAGCAGGAGCTGGCCGACCGACCGAAGCGCAGGCCGGCGCGGCCCTGGTGGGCGATCAGCTGGCCGCGCCTCTGGTGATTCCCTCTGCGCCTGCCTAGCCTGAGCACGCATGGGACGCACCGGCCCCGGGAGGCAGAAGCCCCGGGGCTTTTTCATGCGCTCACGCCACCAGCAACCGGCGGACGCTGGAGCGGCTGCAGCCGAGCCGATCGGCGATCCGCTGCTGGCTCCAGCCGTAGGACCGCCAGCGGCGCGCCCGCTGCTGCTGGGTCTCCATGGCCCACAGCAGGATGATCAGCGGGAGCAGCAGCAGGGCGACGGCCCAAGCGGCGATGCAGGGAATGGTCATGATTCCTCTTGCCCTTGTCGGGCGCGATCCGGGAGGCGATTCAACGCCTGCAACCGGGTGAATAAAAGTCAGTGCCCCGGTGGCCGGGGCAGATCCCTCAACAGGACCACTCTTCGAGTTCGGCGCTGACGTCGCGCATCTCGTGCGCGAGAGCCAGCAGCCGCTCGTTAGAGCGGCCCATCTCCTCAAGGAGCTGATCGATCTCGGCGAACAGCGCGTCGATCTCAGCGTCACCCGTGGAGGTGAGGGCGCGGGTCTGGTCAGTCATGACGATCTCCGGTGTGTGGTGACTCCTGGCGGAGTCAGTGGGGTGCCAGAGATGGACCACCACCGGAGATCGGGCTGACCGCCCGCTGCGGCCGAAGCCGCTATGTCAAGGTGCCGTGGGGATGCCTCCCCCACGTCCATGAATGTAGCACGTGGCGGAACGTGGTGGGGCCTTCGGTGCCGTTTCAGGTCGGGGCCTCGCCCCCGGCCACGGCGCTCGCCCTTGCGGGTGGAGCCGACCCCGTCCGCATCCTCGCCCCGCGGCGGGCACAAAAAAAGGCCCCGCAGGGCCCGGCGGTCATTCCGCTGCCGCATCCTCGAGATCCGTCAGAGCGTCGAGGAGACGTTCCAGCGGAGCCGAGCCGTTCAGCGCGTCCCAGTCGTCCTCAGAGCAGGCGTCGCGCAGTGCGACGAACGCGTCGAGGACGTCCGAGACGGCGCTGAGCGTGTGGGCCAGCGCGACCAGGGATGTATTCATTTGTCGAGGTGCGAGGGACGCCACGGGCCTCCCCGTGACTCCGTCACTGTAGCACGTGGCGGACGGTACTGGGGTCAGGCCGGCACAGTGCGTGCTGATCGCCCCTGCCTCTTCCGCGCTGCGTCCGCTGCACGCCCCTCTGGTGTCTTGCGCCAGCAGCGCTGACACAGTCCACCGGCGCGGGCCTGCAGTGCCCGGGCGCTGCACTGCGGGCACACTGGCACCGGCGGCAGGAGGCCCGCCTGACGCAGTCGAGTGCGACGGACACGCTCCAGGGAGGCAGACGGCATGGGGCGGTGGCGGCTCCCCATACCGTAGCGGCTGTCGGACTAGAGATGCTGTTTTGAGAAGAGTCCGTTCAGGCAGCGCCTAAGGTCAATGCAATGGATCAGACGAGGCCCATGCTGGGAGTGCCCTACTCCAGAATTAGCTCTGCCGGCCAGGTGTCCGGCCTCGGCCTCGACCGCCAGGCGGCCGCCCCTCGGTCCTACTGCGCCGCCCGGGGCTGGACGCTGTGGGAAGGCGAGGCCTACTCAGACGCTGGCCGCAGCGCGTTCGACGGCAGCAACCTCGAGGCCGCCCTGGGGCGGTTCCTCTCCGACCTGCGCGCCGGCCGCTTCGGGCCCGGCCCGGTGGCGCTGCTGGTGGAGGACCTCGATCGCTTCTCCCGCAGCTTCCCCCTGGCGGTGCTGCCGGTGATCATCGACGACATGCTGAACGCCGGCGTGACCATCGCCGTGATGGCCAAGGGCCGCGACATCAGCCGGGCCTCGATCCGCGAGAACGGGATGGAGCTCCACGAGCTGCTGTTCTGGCTCGGATCGGCCCACGAATTCAGCAGCCGCCTCTCCCGCCGCCTCTCCCACGTCCATGCCGTGAAGCGGGACCGGATCCGCACCGGCGCCCCCACCGCCGCCGGCAGCGCCCCCTGTTGGATCAGCCTGACCGACGGCTGCTGGCAGTTCAACAGCTACGCCGCCACCGTGCGCCGCGTGCTCGATCTGGTGCGCGAGCACGGCGGCGGCCGGGTCGCCAGCATCCTCAACAGCGAAGGCGTGCCGCCACCGGCAGCCGCCCGGCAGCAGCGGGCCGGCGCCGCCGCCAGGCCCCGCCTGTGGAGCAGCTCCAGCGTGCTGAACCTGATCGGCCAGCCGGCGATCTACGGGGCCCGGCAGATCCTGGCGCCCGGCTACCGCGACGAGGTGCGCGCATGGAAGGAAGCCCGCGCCCTGGCACGTCGCCAGGGGATCCCAGCCGACCAGCAGCCGCCCCACCCACGGCGCCAGTACGAACCGCCCCAGCTGGGCTACTACCCCGCCCTGCTCAGCCAGGCCGAGCATGAGGCCCTGCTGCTGGCGATGCGCGGCCGGCGGCAGCAGCAGCTGGGGCGCACGGATCTGATGCGCTGGATCGGGGGCGGCCTGACGGTCTGCAGCTGCGGCGCCGCGATCGTCGCCACCTGCTCGACCCGCAGCAACGGCCAGCCGTCCTCCTACCTGCGCTGCCAGGCCCGATTCAAGGGCGGCGACTGCCGCCAGCCGTTCACGCCCCTGCGCCTGGCACAGGCCGCCCTGCTGACGCGGCTCGCGGCCGACGACTACCTGGCGATGCTCGAGGCCCGGGGCGGTGCCAGCCGCGCCACAGCCCACAGCCAGGCCCTCGCCCAACGTGACGCCGCGGCCCAGGCCCTCGAGCAGGCCCAGGCCGTGGTGGCCGCCGGCGAGCAGGCGATGGCCAGCCTCGACGATCCCGCCGTGCTGGTGGTGCTCGCCCGGCGCCAGGCCGCGGCGGCCCTGCAGCAGGAGCAGGCGCAGCAGGAGCTGGCCGCGGCAACCCTGGCGCTCCAGCAGCTGCAGGGGCAGCGATCCATCGAGGCCCTGGGCGCTGAGGCTCAGCAGACGATCCGCCAGCTGCTCGCCACCTTTTCTGCGGGTGCCGAGACGGTGGAGGATCGGCGGCTGGTGCATGGCCACCTGCGGCGCCTGGGCCTGCGCATCCACGTGGACGGGCAGGGCCGGGCCCTGGGCCTGCAGCTGGGGGGCGGGCCGATCGACTGGCAGCCGCTGGATCAGGAGCTGGCGGGGCAGGCCCTGGCGGCTGGTGTCACCGGCGCGCAGTTCTTCATCGGAGACGCAGACGGGCTGGGGGCCGGTGTGGAGTGGCCGGCGTGACCGTATGCGCAATCCGCAAGAAAGTCGGGAATTACCCCACTCGGGGGTTGTCCTAAGTCTTAGGTTGGTGTTGAGGGGATCCCGTCGGCCCCCCTCCTCCCCATGGCACCGCTCTCCCGCTACAGCCCCGAAAGCGTCACCCAGCAGCTGGCAGCCGCCGCCGCGGCCTTCGGGTCCGGCCTCCGCCGCTGGCGCATCAGCAACGGATGGAGCCAGAACACGCCACAGGACTGGGGCCGCGCGATCAACATTGCCCACGTGTTCAACAGCCAGTGGAGCCAGCTCGAAAACGCCCGCCTGCGGGGTCCTGAACCGAAGCTGTTCGTCGCGCTCGCGATCATGAATGAGCTCCTGGCGGCCGAGAACTACGGGCCGATTCAGGACCGCAAGCTGCGGGAGGTGGTGAGCCGCGGCCGCCCGGTTCTCCATGACGACGGGCACCCCTGGGATGCCGGCGACTTCTCGGCCGCCTTCTACGGTCTGCAGCCCTGGCCCCAGTTCACCCAGCCGCGCCCGGCGATCAGCGACAGCGAGGCGGCCACGATCAGCAGCCAGGTTCGGGACCGATTCCGCAACGTCTGCGAAGGCGCAAAGCGGCGGCCGGGCCCCGCGATCCGCGAACTGCTCGAGGTGGTGCCAGCCGAGGATCAGGGCCGCATGGAGGACGTTCTCCTGGGCGACAACTACAGCGGCACCGAGCTCAGCGACCTGCGCGACGACGACGGCCAGGCGCTGCCCCTGCAGTGGCTTGAGGACTGGCAGAAGCAGGCCAAGCGCAAGACCCCGCGCCCCACTGGGGGGGGGGGGGGGGGGG